TCCGTGTTTGCCGACCTTAAGATATAAGTCAGCGGATTTAAAAGTATTATACTTTTTAATCAGCTGCCTATCTATTTTAAGTAAAGCAATAGCCCGTTTTCGTAAACTAACGTTAGCGAAAACCTCTAAACTGGTAAAAGATACGGGAAGGTTATTAATATAATACCAACCTGTATCTCTTAACCATGTGTTAGAAATCACTTCTAGATCACCTTGTACCTCACTAATAGTGGGCACAGGGTTGAGTGGTGATGAGGCGTATAGTCTACATAATTTAGGTTTATAACCTAAGTTACTTAGATCTAGTACGGACTCTAATGATGGAACCTTATGATCCCGTAATTTTAAATCCCATAATAAGGAAGTAAAATCTTTAGGATTCTCAAGAGATGCTAAAAGCGTCCCTGGAGCAACGGTGGTCACTACGTGACCATTAAACACGACACATTTGGCCATCTCGGCCGAATGTGATTTTATCGTTTGGTTAATAAGGCTATTTCTATCAATTGTCTCCGGGTGAAAACCCTTTGACTTACTGATAGGAACTCCCTGATAATGTATTATTTTAAGGTAACTTTCATATAATGATTGGCCTCTTAAAGTAACATCATCACCAATAACGCAATACTTTGGTTCAGGTTGTAATTGTATACCACACATTCTATGTGCAGTCCTACAACATACATTGTGCCAAAGTGCTAACATAGTCCATGAGGATTTCATCCCCATAGGCTGTCCAGTAGAGTACCTAATATTACCTATAGGAGAATTAAATTCTCTGTTACATAATATATTTCGCCAATTAAATGCGAATTCAGAACCAAAAGCCTGAGATAAAATCTCAGCTTGTACCTCTGATGGTATTCTATCAGTAGCTGTAGTTAAGTCAATTGAATTTACCTGAAATTCAGGTAAATCCACACTATATTGAGTCCAATACTGGATCAATCTAACTGCATAAGTCTGATTAAATGAGCAGTCTTCCTGAAATGTTTTTAACACATCATTAAGATAATCATGCAAACCTACTAATGCAGATTGGCTAAACCAATCAGCTATAGCAAATGCCCTTCTCTTATCCCAAGATTCTTTTTTTAATTTAATTTTGGATGTAAGGAAGTCATAACATTCGTGTTTTATTAAAGATCTTTCAAAATTTTCAGATTTTTCTAAAGAATCTAGAATATTGTTCAATCGTTTATTAGCTGTAAAACTACTAAACCATTTAATATATCCTAGTAACTCTGGGTTATTTTTAAGTGATTTATAATCAAGTAAAGATGCCCCAATACAAGGTCCATTTGGACCATTCTTTGGAGAAACGTGTAATTTTGATAGTTTTTTCAACTTAAGGATTCGTTTTAACTGATCCTTTAGCGGAAATATAACTTCTACCGTCTTAATAAAGCTTGACTTAATTTTACTGACCTCTCGTATAACGAGGGGGTCAGTAGAATTATCA